CCAGTCGACTTGAGCAGAAAGTCCAGGCGTTGTTTCAATTCGAATCGTTGCTTTATGTTTGCAGGATTCTCGAATCAATCTGGCATAGCGTTTGACGGTCGTATATGAGCCTTGATAGCCTTTTAGTTGGATGAAGTAGTAAATTGAGCGCACAGAGCAGCCAAGCTTGAGTTTATCTTCAATGATTGATTTATAGTTCTCAATAAGTGACGGTGGGACCCTTCGTTTTGAAGCTTCTTCAAGGGTCTTTTCTTTTCCGAGGTCATAATAACGTTTGACCGTCCGATAGTCACAATTATAGCGTCTGGCAATATCAGCGAAATTAGGTTTAATTCCAGTCATAAGATGTTCGGTTATACTTTCTAGGATGTCTTTTCTCATAAGGAAAAGCCTATCACAATTTTAAAGTTAACCTACATTTTCAATAGCCCGTTTCCTACATTTTAGCATGGCCCTTTACACTATCACGTTTATAAAAGCTTGGCATGATGAGATTACAGTAATCAAAGAAAAAGCGCTTAGACAGCTCAATTTTTGCCCCTAGCGCTATTTTATCCATCACGACTCGCCAACTTTCTAAGCTCTTCTGTTGATAAGTCTACAAAAGGATTGGTTTTGACTGAACCAGATAATTCAACTTTGCTTGTATAATCACCATCCATTTTATTAAGAGTGTCAATTGCCTTAATCATGTCAGCTTCTTTTTCGGCATTTTTAGCTATCTCTGATAGAGTGACCATTCGCTCTTTACGAGTCATAATCGCGGCATCTTGAGCTTCTTCTTGGAGTTCCTTATACCTTACCAAAACCTTACCAAAAAGTTCGCTTGCTTTTACATCTACAGTTGAATCTTTCCACTTTGATGATTGCTTAAATGCTTCTCTGTATGCTTTTCGTTGGCTCATGCCAGAAATTAGGCATTGAACGAACTTTTCATGTCTTGCGTTTTCTAATACTGGCATTTAATCTCCTTTCCAACAATAAAAGGCTGCCCATTGGACAACCTGTAATAAAATATAATAGCAAGATAGAGTCGCGAACTCTATAACTTCTATTAGCGAAGTCGTTTCTATTCCTTGCTCGATGCACTAACCCACTCAACATCATTACTCTTGTAATGTTTTTTCTTGCAACATCTGCCGTACTAGTATTATCGGATTTATATTGCAGAGGTCCTATAGCAAGTCAGGGAGTCGAACCCTGAGCGCCCGTCCCTGAGCGCCCGTGCCGTGCTTGCTACGCTGGTTTTCTCGTCCAGCAACGTTAGAAGTATATCCAACCGAACGAATTACATTTTGTTTGCTTTCGCTGATAACTTCATGATACAAGTATATCAGTAAAAACAAGGGTTGATGTACCATTTTTAGGCAATTTCGATTCTTTTTTTTCTATTTTGTCCCTCTCAAATTAAGTGAATAACAAAAGAATAGATGTCATTCCTAAATTTATAATAAGCAGCTTTAGCTTTCTTCTGTGGAACTTCAAATCCTTGAACATCCAATTCTTGCATTACTTGATACCAGTATCTGCCATTATATCCTTCACATTTTAGTCTTATTACCTCCTTTTCAACTTGAATCAAAGGTAGATACCAGATGTCGATTTGTCTTATCAATTCTCTTAATCTGATTAATTCCTCATCATTTTCAAGCGCTTCTTTATTTAAGACATGACTTTCAGGTTCCGAACCACCAGAATAAGCCGTACGAATACCTAAGTTATCTACTTTTTGTTTATAAAGATATCTGCTTTCAATTGATTTTATTCTGGCTTCAAGTCTGCCATTAACGTAATCTCCAATAATTCTATCTAACTTATCTGCCATTAATCAAATTCTCCTTTTGTGGTATAATTAAGTTAGAAATTCAGTTGCCGAAGCCCATTGCAGTGGGCTTTTTTGTTTACCATAAAATCTGAATGAATGATTTATAAGTCTTAATTCCTAAAAAATTCTCTCCGTGAATTTCTCTAAATGCTATGCTAAAACCATCACCGAGCTTTTCTTTTAAAAGGGAAGTTGTTTCTTTATTTCCTAGTCTCAACCTTAAATAACTATCATACTGATCGCTTACTTGAATTCTAAAACCTGTGTATCCTTTTTCGGCTGAAATTCTGATATCATTTTCTAAATTTGCTTTTTTATACCATCTCTCAAACCATTTTTCATGCGATTCTTTTTGAGATGATTTAATTTCATCAATTAATGTCATTTCTCCTCCAGTTGAGTTTAGCGAGTTCCTAGCTCAGTATGATATAATACGTATGACCATAAAAATTATCCATAAAACTTTGTTCTATTAAGCTCGAATTTGGTCAACTCGGGCATTTTTATTTTGGAATAAATTATTGGTCTGTGTGCTATAATGTTGATGACCAAAAATAAAAATCGAAGTAATCTTCAGTATTTCGCTCAAGCATGGTCAGCTTGGGCTTTTTTTGCGTTCAATCCCTCCCCACCAGTCATTGACCAGCGATATTAGTTTGTCGGTATTTTTCCATAACTTTTGGATATTTACTAACAAATTTTAATTGTTCTTGATGTAAACGATCGGACCAATGAAAAAGTCTATCAATTTCTGCTAAAGCGCTCAACTTTTGGTAGATCTCTTTAATGTAAAACTCTGCATTTCCTACTGATTTCCAATATGCTGATGTTCTCACAGAGTCCCCATTTTCAGCAAGTTTATGTGCGTTAATATCCGCATTTTCTTTTTTCGTCATCAGATTATCAATTTCTTTGAATATAATCTTTAACAACTTTATTTGGTAGTTTTGTACTATTTCCTCTGTTGTTGTCACTTATTCCTCCCCAGTACTACCAAATCCGCCTGTACGCTTTCCATTTGCGTTGTCATCGTCTGTTTTAAGGTATTTGACAAATACCCCTTGCATTATTCTTTGACCTTTAGAAATGGTTACAGGCTCTTTTGAGATGTTCATAAATAAGCCTTTAAATTCTTGCGGATAGTAATCTGAATCGATAATTCCTACTGAATTAATCAATGCAATGCCACGCTTAACTGGATTACTTGAACGGTCGTATAATTTCAATACTTCATCATCACCAAGTTGAACAGCTAGCCCTGTGCTTACCATTTTAATTCATCAGGTTGAATCGTAACTGTTTCACTTGCTGAATGTCTATATCCTGCGCTATGTTCTGTCGCTCGNTTTCCATTTGCGTTGTCATCGTCTGTTTTAAGGTATTTGACAAAATACCCCTTGCATTATTCTTTGACCTTTAGAAATGGTTACAGGCTCTTTTGAGATGTTCATAAATAAGCCTTTAAATTCTTGCGGATAGTAATCTGAATCGATAATTCCTACTGAATTAATCAATGCAATGCCACGCTTAACTGGATTACTTGAACGGTCGTATAATTTCAATACTTCATCATCACCAAGTTGAACAGCTAGCCCTGTGCTTACCATTTTAATTTCATCAGGTTGAATCGTAACTGTTTCACTTGCTGAAATGTCATATCCTGCGCTATGTTCTGTCGCTCGTTCTGGAATAGTCGCATTTCCGTCTAGTTTTTTAAATTCTCTTGTCATTCTCCGTCCTCCACAGGCACAGCAAACTGCCAGTAACGCTCATCAATTGACTTGATTTCTTGTTCGGTAAAATGCACTGTGTGCTTTTTTGTATTTGATAAAAATCCGACAAAATCCACTTCATCTGTTTCTTTATCAATTCTCAAAAAGTCAAAACCATTAGTTAATTGCGATGCATCATCATCCCAATAAACAATTGGCATTTTGACCTCGAACAGCTGCGGTTTTTCGACTTGATAGTCGATATTTCGAGCAATGATATATTTTTCTGGATTATTTTTAACCCACAATCCGGCTTCTTTTAAATCTTTATCATTAGCAGTGAATATATCCTTCAAAATTTCTGCTATGCTGTTATCCATTTGTTCATCCCATGCAATTGCTCCTGCCACACACTCAGGCACGACTGGCAGGGCTTGCTGTTGGAGTTTCAGCTTATCTTCAAGAAGGAATGCATATTCTTTCCATTCTTTTAATGTTTGAGCACCTTCTGTAAATTTTTTAGCTACTCCAGTGAAATCTACATCTCTTTTAGAAAATGGGTCAATATATGCTTTTTTTGGCCTTTTTACTTCTTCTTCAAACTTAGTCATTTTTCGTGTCCTCCAAATAAATATTTAAATCGAATTGATTTTTAATTTCAGTTTTTTTGATTTTATGGAAAAGGAAACTTGCAGAAAATACTTCGATATCATCTCCAAATTTAAAACGGATAATCATATTTCCATAGCAATCTTTTACATTAACTGTCATTCCTTCTGAAATTGTTTTTAGTAAACTTTCAACTGTCATCTAATTTTCCTTCTTATATCAAATCTACATACTTTGCTTTAGCCAGTTTCATGTCATCACGGCCAAGAAGTCTTTTTTCATTGTCAAATTCTACAATGTAGTTACCTGATTCAAGTTGCTTAATAATTTTGACTTCTTCGCCATCTGCAGTTGTTATTAAGCTTTCCTTGTCAATACCACCACTAAAGGGCTTTGGACTTCGCCCAATAGTTTTTCGGTAAGCGTGAATCGTCTTGGCACGTTCATTGCGAATTACTTTAGCTTTATCTATCTGATAGTCATAAGCTTCTTTAAACAACTTGAACTCGTCAGGGCTAAAGAGTGGACCTATCAATGTCAGCGAACGAATTGGAGCGATTCTGCGAGCTTTAAATATCGCATTAGCACTCATAGTGATATGTTTTCTGTCTTCGGTTGATAAATTCAATTCATCAAGCCGACTAAAATCTTTGTGTTTCCCTCCATTTTTTAAGGGAATAATTCATTCAATCTTTTTATAAATAATTCTTGGAGTTCCACCAATTTTTCATCATTCATTTTATTGCCTTTATTCTTTTTCTAAGCGCTTTTAGATTGTTCGTGATAAATTATCCATGAAACAGCTTAAGCGCTCAATGTAACCGTAATTTTCACGAATTATAGCTATCCAAACACAACTAATGATTCTGTCAGTTGCTTATCCATAAAATTAAACAGTTGATTCCAAGTCATATCTTTTCCGTTGTTGAAAACAGATTTAATATCTCGATAAATTTCAACCAGCTCATGACTTCCTTTAGTTCTAACTGTGATATAAACCGAATTACTTCCATAACCGTCATATCTTGCTTTCTTAGCTAAGTTAAACAATTTAACAGTTGGTATGATTCTGAATGCTGTCATTCAAACCTCCTCGATATCAACTTCAAGACGATAAGCTTTTGTTCCAGAAAGTCCGCCATATTGATATTTTGTAAATTTAACTACTTCGTGATTATCATCTGACCAAAGCCCTGATTCTGTAAAGCCGTCCATAATCGCTTTTAAGGTCGGTTGTAAGTTGTCTGGGTCACTTCTTCGTTTGGTTGGTGTAAAGACTGTCAGCGTAACGCTACAAGTCCGTGTGCTATCAAATAACGGCAATTTCTTTAAGCTGTTTAATGGATTTCGCACTTGATTAAAAGTAATTCTCTTTAATTCTTGAATTATTTTCGCTTTTTGGTGGAAATGCATCCTGTCATTAGAATTCAAAATCAATTTTTTACTTTTTGGAACATCTTTTGATTTACTGATAGCCCGATATAATTCAAATTCAAATTTCACTTTTTTCTCCGTATATCATTATTTCGGTTGCTGCTTCTTTGCTGATTTTCTTAACTGATGCAATAAAGGTCACTGGATTCATTACGATTTCTTTTTCATGGGCCCATTTGACGTATCTTACAAACTGCTGATAAGTTACTCCTGGAACAAAACTTAAGTAATATTCCGCAAGTTCTTTATCAAATGCACTTTTAGGGATTTCCCAAGCCATTTATTAAAGCCTCCACTTCTTCATCGGTCATATATTCCCTATCCTTTTTAGTTTGAGGATTAGACCATTCTGGAGCAGATTTGACAACTTTATTATTTTTGTACGTTTGAGTTTGAATAGGCATTAAATCATAATCATCTTCCCAACCTTTGCCGTTAAACCATGTGCTACCATGCTTTATATAGTTTTGTTGGGTATTTTTAACTCTAATTTCTGCCAAATAGTTTTCAAGACCAGTTTTAATCTCTTCGTCTGTCGTTCCAGATTTTACAGCTCTTTTATAAGCTAATAGAGCTTTCGGTTTTCCTTTTTTGTTAGGATATATTTTCCAAATATTATTAAATCTAGTTTCTAAATCAGACTCTTTATCGGACTTGTCCGATATATTATTATTTGATTTATTAATTGATTTATTAATTGATATATTATCTTTTAGATTTTTCACAATACCCCCTTTGGATTTTTCACTAGGGGTATTTAGATTTTTCACAATACCCCCCTTAGATAAATCTAAATAGGGGTAAATATATCTTTTTTTGACTTCTTTACCTTCGAATTCATATTCCATTTTTATATAGCCTTTTTCTTGTAACTTTTTCAAAGTCGTTGAAACGGTCCAAGTTGTTTTGCCATACCTTTTAGCAAGATATCCATTTGATGGAAAAATACTTCCGTAAGAATTAGCCATCGTGTATATTTCACCAAAAAGAAGTTTTTCAAAATCATTTAAATCATCAGCTTCCACAATTGGAACTGGGATTTGATTGAAGAATTTTGTACTTTGTTCCAAACTTTCTCCTTTCTTCTATATTTATTTCAAGTTTTATTTTAAAATTAAAAGCTGGCAATGAGTGTTTATGTGCAGGCACTGAATACTCATTGACTTTACGGCTCGTTCCGCCACCCTCCAGCTTTGACTAAATACGAAACCACCGCCCAAGATGGTTTTGCTTAAAGTTGAATTATTTCTAATTCTACTGCTCAGGATTAGTGAGGACTGCAGTTTGCTCATAGGTTAAATGTTTTTAATTTTTTCCCATACTGGCACTTCTTTGATTCGGCCACCACTTTTTTCGATGTCTTTTTTCCATTCGTCTTTAGCTTCGATATCTCCAAATTTAATATCAAATTCTACTAGAATTACCGCATGATATATTTGTTCTGGTTCTTTATATGGTGGTTCAGAATGTGATTGAGAAGCTTTTTTATCAAATTCTTCTTTAACATGTTCAACTACTTCTGGTTGAGATAATGCTCTTGCGTTTTCTTGGCCAACATGAGAGGGCAGAGCATTAAATGATTCTTCAAGTTTTCTTGTTTCGTATTCTTGCTGTTGTTTTTCAAGTTCAGCTTGTCTCTGTTTTTCTGCCTCTTTTCGCTTTTCCTCAGCTTCTTTACGTTGCTTCTCAAAAAGAACATCTTCGGTAATTACTGCCATTATTTCAATGACAGTTTTTCCACTATCAAGCATTCTAATATACGGTGTACTAGTTATATTGTTTCCGAAACAAAAGTCTGAAATACTTTGTTTTGCAGATTTGTATTCAGCAATCTTTTGCTTTTCACCATCAATGACATAAGTAATAGAATCAATAAGCTGTTTTTTAGGCTTAATATCATTAAAGTTTGATGATTTGGCCCAATCATCAACAAAGTTTTCAAAGATTCGTGAATCTACTTCTGTGTCTGTTGTCAGTTCAACCAATAATTCATGAACAACTTTTTTTCTTGATTCTTTTTGCTCAGCTTCAATTTTTTTGATTCCTGCATCAATTGTTTCAATGACTTTTTCCATTGGAGCAATCGCTTTTTTGTACCAACCTTCAAACTCTGCGTAAGGGACATTAATTGATTTTTTAATCTCTTTACGTCTTGTTTCAATCTTAGTAATTAGTTTATTCAAGCTCGCCCGAGTTTTTCTATCAACCGTTAAATTTTCTACGCTTGGAACGTGGCCGGTATATTCTACAACGACTCGATTGATAGATGCTTTGAATTTTTCTTCTTCAAGGATATTTATAACGGCTGGCTTAAAATCAATCTCGATATCCTTGACTTCTTCGTTTTCAATAACTTCACTCATTTTAGAATCCCTCCAAAGGCTCTTCATCAATAACTTCGCCAGTTTCTTCAACAACTTCTTTTTGAGGTTGAGCTTTTTCTTTCAACTCTTCAATCTTCTTTGCTGCGTAGTCTTCCTTATCAAAAGATTCGATTTGAGCACGATCAGGCTCTTTAACTCCATTCACTTCACGAGGTTCTTTTTCTGGCTCAGGATATTCTTCTTCGCCATAAGTTCCAGAAAACTCAGCAGGAAATGCCATTCTCAACGCTTGACTTTCGGCTACTTTTCCAAGCATGGTACATGGTTTATTAGTCCACATCTTATTAGGGTGTCCATCTTTCATTTGAACGTATTCATCATAAGATACCGCAACATATACTGGGATTTCTGTGTTTTTTAAATGAACTCTAGCCCATGCACCAACTAATTCTTGTTCATGAGTTTTGAATGTTCCTTCGTTGTGTTCAAGAACTCCATCTTTGTTAAGTACAATCACTCCAACTTCAATACCCACAAAATTAGGATTTTGAAATGCACGTTTTCGATAAAAGTCACGAGATACAACGATTTGAGCTGGTTGATTACCATATTTGATGAAATAAACTTCTTTCATAAATGGATTCATGTTGTTTTGTTTGCAAAGATTAATAAGTAAAACAAGTTCCTCATCACTTGCTTTGCCACCACCATCTAAATATTGCTTAATTGTGGTCATATTTAAATTATCAACACTAAAGATTCCTAATTCATTTGCCATTTTTAAATTCTCCGTTTCTTATTTTTGTTGAAACGTGATATAATCTAGATATAAAAATATATAAAGATACCCGAATTGCTAGTTGATTATTTAGCCATGACTTGATACCCGATAGAATATCTTAAAGTCTCTGGTTCCAGTGATTTAGCTGATTTAACAGTAAAGAATACGCTAAAAGTATCATCTCTAATTTCAGTTGAAAACCCTGAGGCGAACGACTTTTACAACGCTCAGCTCCTAGATTTGTCAAAAAAGAGAAAACTCGCTCAATCACTTTTCTACGTTTTGAAAAATTAGGGAAAAGGATTTTCTTTTGCTTCATGTTCTTCCTGACAGGTGTCATTAGATCAATTCCTTTTAATTCCAGCCTATCATGCAGTGACTGACCTAAATATCCCATATCTCCAAGGACTGTTGGTGTCCCAAATTGACTCAACACTTCCTCGGTCATTGAACTATCAGCCATTGAAGCAGGAGTAATTGTGTAGTCTATGACATAGCCTGATTCACTGACTAAAGCATGACATTTACATCCATAGAAGTACTGTCCCTTTGTAGCATTGTAGCCAACATTTGCATAATCTCCAAGACCTTTGCTTTTGAATTACGAATAGGCTGACACNAGATCAATTCCTTTTAATTCCAGCCTATCATGCAGTGACTGACCTAGATATCCCATATCTCCAAGGACTGTTGGTGTCCCAAATTGACTCAACACTTCCTCGGTCATTGAACTATCAGCCATTGAAGCAGGAGTAATTGTGTAGTCTATGACATAGCCTGATTCACTGACTAAAGCATGACATTTACATCCATAGAAGTACTGTCCCTTTGTAGCATTGTAGCCAACATTTGCATAATCTCCAAGAACTTTGCTTTTGAAATTACGAATAGGCTGACACAAAGGAATGGGGAAGCTGTCAATAATGGATACACTCATTCCTTCAACCTCTTTAAAGACGAGTGCTTGGCGAATGACTTGGATACTCGGTAAGAGGGCATTACAACGGCGGACAAAGCGAGAATATTCTAGGAAATTAGGAAATAAACTTTGAGCAAGTTGGTGCTTAGCTTTAAGCGTTTACACTAAAATGCAGTACGCCCCAGAGGTAACAAGCGATAACTAAGCAACCTGATGTTGCGAGATGGACGTTCTTTCGGTTTTGAACCTCAAGGGGAACCCTCGTTTGATAAAGCGTCTCAATGGTTGTCAGTAAATAAACAAAAACTTTTGGGAGTGTGCTATTATAAGTCATATAAGTCGTGCGCTTTCTAATGCTTAGTGGTTTAAGATTAGGATAGCACGACTTATTTATTTTCCAATGAAATTAACTAGCAATTCGGGTATAAAGATGTATCACGTCTTAGCTCCGTCTGCCAACGGGGCTTTTTTGTTGTTTGCTCATACTAATATCCCCAGTCAGACAAGCACGAATTGAGCATAGCAGCTTTTTCTCGTTCTGTTCGTGATCTGCGGATAATGTACATTGTTCCGTCTTTTCTTCGATAAGTAGATTCGATAACTTCTCCAACTACTTCTCTTTTTTCTAAGTCATAATGTTTATATCCAATGACTGTTGGAACTGTTAGGACTTCTCGTCCATTCATAATTTGTGTATGCATTATTTTCCTTTCTATGTATGAGTTTTAATCCTCCGAGTGCTATAATTACTGTGAGCAGATATTTGCGGTATTTGCTTAGTTTTATGGAAAGGAGGAAAGTTGATGTCTGTTAAAGTACATTTTTCTAATGGTGAGTCAATCGTTATTTCTGAAGAAACCAGAATAAGCGCTTGGAATTCATTAGATAAAGATCCTGATGGATATTATGCCGAAGGAGTTTTTTCAGGTTCTAACATAGACTCTCCAGATTTAGGAACATCATATCAACATATTGGGCTGATGGGACTTTTTGGTAGTACTGACTGGTTTGCTATCGGACTAGATTTTAAAACTACTTATAAAACTTCAGCAATTGTTTCGTTAGAAGAAACACCGTGGTAATCTAAAATATTATCTATTGATAATTTGATAAGCTCGTTTGTGGCCCTATCAGCTGTATAAAACAGTTGCTCTTTTAGCCATTTGCGAGCTTTTCTTATATCACCATCATTTTGCTTCAAAGCAAGATCTGATGTTTTGTTAATTATTTCTTTATAGTTGTTAGCTAACTTTTCTATTTCTTTATTCAAAATCTCTCTTTTCTAGCGGAGCACCGCATTTAAATTCTTTGCAATGAGCTTGATTGCTCGAATGTTTTGTGTGATTAAGTCGTGGAATAGGTCAAACAGGATTTCCCCCGTCTCTGGGTTGACTATGTATGTGTAAGTCATGATTTTAGCCTTTCCATAACTGTGTTGTATGCATCCCTTACTCGCATTTCACCAACTCCATTCGGCCAAACTGTACGTGACTTAAATTCCTCGAACTCTTCTTTGTTCATACTATTTGTTTTGCCCTCTGACCAAAATGTTACATTTGGCCATGAAGTAACTGTTTTTGTTGGGCTTCTTTTATCCCCCATGTGCTTTCCTTTCTAAGCTTCAAAGTCAAAGCTGGTTTGTGAGTTCAATCCACGAATTTCAAGCGTTGTATTGAATGATGGTTGCCACATATCAAGATATTCTGTTGCTTCATCATAACGACTTAATGGAATATCGCTATATTTCACAACATCGAAGCGATTGTTCAAATCTTTATAAAACTCTCTGAATACCTTAGCTCCTAATTTCTTATGAGCGTTTGAATATTTACCGCCAGTAAACATATAAACTTTGCTTGCTACTTTCTTTTGCAAAACTTTAGCTTTATTTGATGGAAGTCCGAATCGGTCAGTCAAATCAAGAACTGAATTTTCGATTTGTTCGACTTTTTTATTCAAGTTCACGTTACCTTGAGCGAGTAATGCAATTTGTTGTTCGGGAGTTTGAGGTAATTGCTTTTCTTCTTGAACTTTGAAATAAGTATCGACTAAAATATCATACATGTCCCAAGCTTCATCAGTTCCTAAAGATTTCGCATGAAGCAATGCTCCTTTTTCTGTCCAGAGGTAAAGTTTAGGTGCTCGATTTCCGACTACACCGAAATTTTCGTTGTTGTCTTTGAATTTTTTCAGTTCTTCTCCGTCTAATAAAAAGAAATGCTTACCTTCTTTAAATCGTGATTTATTATTTCCGAAATTATCAACGATAGTCCGTTTTTTTGTTCCGTAACCATCAGCGATTTGTTGTGTAGTCAAAACTCGTTGACCATTTAATTCTGTAATTTGTAATTCGTTCATTTTTGAATCCTTTCTTAATCTAAGTCAAAGTATTTAATGAGAAATGTGATAAGCCATTTAACTGACTGAGTATACTTCCGATTTCCGTTTAATACAGAACTGATGTCTGATTTACGAAATTTATAAGGTGGTTCTTTGATGTTTTCATAAGCCCAAATAACATCTTTATTCCCTTTTCCCTCTTGTTCTAAATACTCAACTATTTTCTTTCGTTGAGAATCAAAACTTTGTTCTACTTCTGACATTTTTATCCTCCTATATTTAAAAAGTTAGATAAAAAGTTAGTTTTTTTGTAGTTCTCTCTTGACATAAAACTACATTTCGTATAGAATAAAGGCATAGAGAAAAGCCTTAACTAAACATATAAAATTGCCGGGAAGCTTATTTATTATGTTTGCGATTAAGTTGTTTTTCTAACGTTTTTTCTAACTTTTTATCTTACAAGAATCATTATATACGTTTTTGTAGTTCTTGTCAAGGGTTAAAACTACGTTTTTGTAAATTTATTTATAGGAGACCTTTATAATGACTGATATGACTACATTTGATAGGATTAAAAAACTTGCAGAAAAAAGAGGAAAATCATTACCAGCGGTATCTGCAGATTTAGAATTTAGTGATAATTTATTTTATCGTTGGAAAACTTCAAACCCTAAAGCAACTGATTTAGCTAAAGTAGCAGACTACTTCCATGTTTCTGTTGACTATCTGTTAGGACGTGATACGACTGAACCTGAAAATCAAACTGTGGATTTGGCTGAATTGGCTAATAAACCTAAAGATTTTGACTGGGGTAGCGTTTTGTCAGTTGGCGGCAAACCTATTCCAGAAGAGGATAAAGAAATTATCCGTCGTTTATTTGCTCATAAACTATCTGATTGATTATAAATTAAAGAGAGGACGGTAGTTTATGACAGGTAAAGAACTACTAGAAATTATAATTGTTAAAATTGAAAATCTAGGTATTGAACTTAAATATGAAAAGTTAAGTGGTGCAAGTGCTTATATCTCTCATAAATATGGTTGGGGAATCATAGATATAGAAAGAGCAACTGCATTCGAAATATGTCACGAATTTATTCATGCTAAAAATAAAGATATAATCCGTCACTCAGACAATGATTGGGATAATCCTTGCGAAAAAATTGCTGACAAAGAAGCTATTCTTCTTCTATGGTATATGTTTGAGGAAAATGCTGGAACGATTGAAGATATAAATCGCTTTATCGAAATAACAGGCAGTCCAGAAAAGCTAACTAAAATTATCGTTTTAAAATCAAAAATTAAATCATGGGATAAAGAAGAGGTTCAATATCAAGTAACTCTTTATTTAGATAGCACCGATGATGAACCAGAAAGTTGGAACGTTTATAGTATAATGGATGCATGTCATATCGACCATAAATGGGAATCATTAGTCATGAGTACACTTTTGGATTTAAACTCAAAATTTAATTCTCAAAGGGCAATCTAAAGAGGTATTTTATGAAATTTGGAATGAGAAAGCCTAGCATTACAAAAAGCTTAAAAGCTAGAACAACTACAAAATATAAGCGTAAAGTAAAAAAAGCCCTTATTCCTGGATATGGAAAAAAGGGCATAGGTTGGATTAAAAATCCGAAAAAAGCTGCTTATAATAAAGTCTATAAAAAGACCTCATTTTCATTGTGGAATTTATTCAAATAAAAAATCTACGAGCAATACCCCGATCCTCAATAAAAGCTAGGTAAATAATTTGTATAATAAAAGAGAAAAGAATATATGACTTTAGATATAGAACACCTAACCGACTTAGAGGTAAAAGAACTCATATCAGAATTAAAGAGAGTGACAGGTAAATTCCCTCCGCTAATGCAGCTTTACGGACAAATAAAAGATGATACTATTGTTGAGGGAACTTTAAATAATATAGAATACAAATTACATCGCTATAGACACCCTATAGATAACACCCGTTTCAGCATATCCTTACGTTTTTCACAAACCAATGAAACGCTTGTTAGAATTGATATTAACAATGGAACGCATAAGAACCCTGATAAAACCATAATACCTCAAAATCATATACATATATACAAAGATACTAACACCAATAAAAAAGAATAGATTATGCAGCCAAACTCCCTGGACACTTTCAACA